CAATGTGTATGCAGACAGCGAAGACCACAGTGACGCCAGGACAAGGGAAAGCGCCAGGGCCAGGGAAAACGCCAGTGACCGCCTGCGGCGGGCACAGCACGCATTGATCCTTACACCGCCCGAGCTACAAGGGCAGTTAGTGCAAAAATTCGAAGCCCTCGAGGCCATTGTTTGGGACGGCGCATATAACGGCTGGCCGGCCGACAATCGCCATCTACTCATGCTGACTGCCGTGAAGGCTGATCTCTACCGCTTCGTCAATCGGAAATCGCAGTCCTAGTGCGGAAATCGCGGGCAGCGTGGGGATTCGAACCGGTCTCTGCGGAAACGCAACCGGTCTCTGGACGCGTCCCGATCCAAATTTCGGATATTAAAAATTTATCGAGCAGAGACCCGCCCTGGAAATCTTGGCCTTCAGCGCGAGACGCCCGATATTCCTCGCCACAGACCGGACGTTTGGCCGCTAACCTCCGGAAACGTCGGCACTTCCGTGATTACCCGAAATCCCTGCCGAGAGACCGCTGTGGCTGGCTGGGCATAGAGGATTCGAACCGCGATGTGTCGAATTCGAACCGATTGCTCCGAGGCTGCGCGAGGCCATAGGGAATTTTCAAGGCCGAAGGCTTGAGACTTGGCCGTCAGGAGTGCGGTCCCATCGATATGGGATCGACTGCGCAAGCGCCGTCACAGTGGCATTATGGGGACCCGTGCCGTCAATGATCGCGGCCAGGGTACGCGGCGGGATGAATGCCAGTGGCGTCAAAAGGCGAATGTGTCTTTCGACCTTGCCTTCACGCTCCGCGATCTCAGCGAACGTGCGAATGCCGCCCGATACGAGGTCGTCGATCCAGGAGCGCGCCTTGGCCGTGGCCAGGAGAATCGCATCCCGGGTCTCCTGTTTGAGCGTTGGCTTGGCCGCGGGCTGATGCAGAACTCCTTTGACGAAAGGGAACGCCTGCGCGGTCCAAGGCAGGCTGATGAAGGGTGTGCAGGGAGACGATGCCGCCGCGCCGGCGGCTCCGGGAGATTGGGTCGCCGGCAATGGCTCTGGGGCCAGAGTCGGTTCCCTCAATTCGATGTCGATCGAATTCGGACGAATGGTAATGCGCGCCAGGTAGCGGTCGATCACCGCGCGATCAGAAAGGTCGTCTTTGGGTTCCGCATCTGGCTGGGCTTTGGCCCGGATCGCCTCGACAACGAGCTTCTCCAGCTGGATTGCCGGCACGCGTGTGACACGACCGGAATCCCTCTGACGGCGCTGAATGAGGGTATGGGAGACATAGTAGCGATAACGAACGCCGTTCCTGTTGGAGTGGCTGGGCGTCATGCGATTGCCGCGATCGTCGAAGATGCGGCCCATCAGGATGGCGGGGGAACTTTCCACCCTGATCCGTTGCGCCCCAACCTTGTCGGCAAGTTTGGCCTGGACAGCCTCGAAGGTGGGACGATCGATGATGGAGGCATGCTCGCCAAAATGCGTCTCGCCCCGGTAGACCACCTCGCCGATGTAGAAGCGGTTCTTGAGAAAATGCGCCAGCGCCCCCACGCTGTACGGACCGCCACCCTTGGTGCGGCCACTCGCGAAGGTACGCACCTTCGACACAATGTTTTGGCGGGCGAGTTCCTCGGCGAGCGCCCCGACCGAGCCGCATTCGAGATAAAGCCGGAACATGGTGCGGACCGTCTCGGCATCCGTGGGTACGATGACCAACTTTTTGTTCACGGTGGCGTAGCCGAGCGGGACCGGGCCGCCGACCCATAGCCCCTTGCGCTTGGAGGCCGCGATCTTGTCGCGGACACGTTCGCCGATGACCTCCCGCTCGAACTGGGCAAACGAGAGGAGCACGTTGAGGGTCAGCCGGCCCATGCTGCTGGTGGTATTGAAGGACTGCGTTACCGACACGAACGAGACGGAATGCTGGTCGAACAGCTCCACCAGCTTGGCAAAGTCGGCCAGCGAGCGGGTCAGGCGGTCCACCTTGTAGACGACGACGATGACATCGATCTTGCCGCCGCGCACATCGCCCAGCAGCCCCTGCAGAGCCGGCCTGTCCAGGGAGGCCCCGGACAGGCCGCCATCATCATATCCTGTCCGGACCAACCGCCAGCCCTCGGGAGCCTGACTCCTAATATAGGCTTCGCAGGCCTCGCGCTGGGCATCGAGGGAATTGAATTCCAGGTCGAGATTATGCTCGGTGGATTTGCGGGTGTAGATGGCGCAGCGGAGAAGCCTTCTTGGCGGGTGCGGCGTCATCGGCCCACCTCCACCTGATCGGCTTTCCGTTGCATCCGCAGGCCGAAGAAGCGGCGGCCGTTCCTCGACGTCCCGGTGATGGCGCGGGCTACGGCCGAGAGGCTGGGATAGGTCCGATCCTGCCAGACGAATCCGTCGGGGCTGACGGTTACCGTGTGCCGCACGGCCCTGTGCTCCCGCATCAGGACGGTGCCGGGGCGCAGCTGGGGTTTGGTGGCCGGCTTGGCGAGCTTGCCGCGGGCGAGCCCGTCAAGCAGTCTGAGCGTGGCCTTGTCGTGCCCGCCGTAGAACTTCTCTTGGATGCGCCAGGCGATCATGCGGCCGAGCAGATCCTTGGTGAGGGCAGGCGGCGGCGTTTTGCCGAACAAGGTAGACCACCGCGCCCGCAAGTCGTCCTTACCAAGGGACCGCACCTTCTCGACCTCAGCGAGGACCTCGCTTTCTGTGGGTTTGCTCATGATTGAACTCGCATGTTCGAGGGGGGCAGGGACTTCGAGCCGCTCCGGCTATGCAGGAAGCGGCTCTCGGGACGCACCGGCGATCACGCGGCCGTGCGGCCTATCTTGCCCTTGCGATTCTGCGGGCTGACGATGCGATACACACGCTCGCCCCTGAGCTTCTCCGAGACGAGGGTGAGGCCCAGCTTCTTTCGGACGGTGCCGGCGAAGAACCCTCGCACAGAGTGCTGTTGCCATCCGGTCTCCTTCATGATGGCCGCGACCGTTGTTCCCTGTGGGCGCCTCAACATCGCGATCATATTGGCTTGCTTGGAATCGGCACGATTCCGCGCAGGTTCGTTTTTCCTGCTCTTTCGTGGGCTGGCCGGTGCCTTGGCGAGCTTACGCCGGTTCGCGGATGGGGCGGGCGGCTTCTTGGCCGGTTCCGCCAAACCCGAGGCTTCGTCCTCAACCTGTATGGCCTGAAGGCCCTTCTTGCTGATCCGCAGCGAGTGTGGGCCATCCTCGTCGCGGCGCCAAATCGGCAGGGAGCCGCGCGACTGGATTTCCTCGATGAGGCCTTCGTCCAGAAGCTTGGCAACCACCTTGCCGGCGGCGCCGCCTGCCAGATTTGATGGCCGCTCAAGGGCGTGGTCGTCGCGCTGCGAGGCCGCCGACAGCAGCACCAGTTGGGTATCGGTCAATTTCACGGAATCCTCCATTCGGTTGATGACGGCGAGTGTCGCCGCCACCACCGAAGCCCCGCACTGGCAATGGAGCCGACGGGGCTGGATTCCGAGATGCTGATCGCGCCCGGAACGGTCACAGTACCGCTCCGTTCGCACCGGAATGCCAGTCCTTTCTGGATAATCTTCCTGCTGGTTTCGGGGTAAAAGGATCAGCAAATGATCCGCCCCCCATTGTGCAAGCGATCAGCGTCGCAAGCGCCGATCGACCGGGGGGGCCCGCCACGGCACCGCGTTCTGCGAACGCCTTTGTTGCCGGGCGACGCAAGCGTGGACGTCGCGCAGCGACCAAGTGTCTGCCACGCGGGCTATGCGCTCTCCCCTGTAGCCCTCGGCCAGTCGGCTTGGTGCCTTGCGGCGCAATCAAGCCGGGTTCCGAAAGTTCCGATCGCCTCAGCCCCCTATCAACCAAATCGACGCCACAGCAGGGAGTCGGGATCGGGCGCACCAAGGTCATCGTCCCAACCGAAATCTGCCTCAAAAACAGAGTCTCCGTTAATGCGCCAGTTGAGAAATTGCGATAATGCATCGACCCGATCATCGTGCTTCACGTTGGGGAACCCAAGGCATTCCAGCACAAAGTCATCGAGGTATGAGGCCGATTTAGGCAGGTAGAGGGAGCCCCCTTCGATCTTCGGCATGGCGCTTCGCAGTCGGGTAACCTTGTCGCGACGGTCCTTAATCCCGAGCACCCCCTGAGCGCCAAGATTTTTGGCCATTTGCACGAACGGTATTCCGGACGCGACCTCTTCGATGAGAACGGTGCCAGCGTTAAATTTCGCGGCGTGGGGGGCCACTTCCTTCAATAACTCATGAAATTCAATTTGCTTTCGAAAGACGTCGATCAGATGGTATTCGTTCTTGTTACGAATGAGGAAGGTGAGGCATACGGAGTAGTCATTCGTCGGGCCGCCCTTAATCGCGGTATCCCAACTCTGCACAATCTGGTCACCAGCTTGACGGGCTAGTGGCGGATCGTAGTACTTCAGCCAGTCACGGCGAATCATGTTACCGGCTTCCGATGCCGGCGCCATGCCGTACTGCGTATTGAATACATCGGTGCCCATGTTTCGCTTGAGATCGTCAAGGACGGCCTGGGATAGGCGAGCCGGGTGTAGCAATTCGCCTTCTTTCCACAGGTGGCTTCGATAGTCGGACAGAGGAATGCTCATGTCAGAAGGCGCGATCGCGGGTAGACTGAGAACTTCCCATGGTCCCAATTTCATCAGGTGACCGACGAGGTCGTCCTCGTGGAGGCGCTGCATGATCACGACGAAGGCGGCTCTGGCGGGATCATCAAGGCGTGAAAGCAGCGTTCTGGAATACCATTGATTGACGCCTTGCCGGGCAGCACTTGAATATGCGTCGTTGGCGTTGAGCGGATCGTCGAGGATGACCGGGTCGCCTCCGCGTCCCGTCAGAGTCCCTTCCGTGGACGTGGCAAGGCGGTAGCCTCCGCGGTCTGTTGCGACCTCAGTTGCTGCGCTTCGATCAAGGCGGACACCTGGAAACACGGCCCGATACCACGGGTGCTCGATGAGCCGTCGACAATCAAGACCATGCTTTTCACTGAGGTTCTGAGAATAGCTGACGCAGACGATCTTTTTGGTTGGATCAAGGCCGAGCATGTAGGCCGGCATAGCGATTGTGCCAACGTGCGATTTGAGGCACCGCGGCGGCAGGTTGATGATCAGACGGTTACATTGCCCGGACATTACCTTCTTCAGCTTATAGCATATCGCATCGATGTGCCAATTATGGTGGTACGTCGTGCCGGGATTTAGGACAGAGAACGACTTCCGCACGAACGACGGGAAGTTGTTACGACAGGCTGCGATCCTCATGAATCCCCTCATTTTCAAATGATTCCATAAACGGCATTAAACACAGGGATTTCGAGCAGCATAGCGCCGAAGCGTTCGACCAGA